GTATTCTAACGTGGATACCAACCGCTATTCATGTCCGGACAGGCTCCAAAGTAACAGTCATAGGCGTTCGTCGCCTCCCCCGTAGTCTTCGTCTGTACCAAAGCCAGCTGATCGAAGAGTGTCTGCATCCGCTTCAACGTCCGTCATTTCTTGTGTATCTCTTTCCCTGTTGTATTCCGACATCTGGCCAGCAAGGTCTATTCCATACTCCACTAGATCTTTAAACTGATCGCACCAAGTGTTTGCCTGGGGATCTCCAGAAGTCTCCAAGTGAAGATACAGTTGTTTTACGGACTCGAGGTATAAGTCTTTAGCCTCTCCGGCCGTGTACATCTCGTTCTCGCGCTCCATAGCCGCCTGTTCTATCAGTTTCTCCAGATCCACTGGCTCGCCCATCTTTTATCTCCTTGAGGACTTTACGCTTGTTGCAGTAGGGACATCTGCCCTGTATCATATAGTACTTGTTGAAGAGCATGTTGCACTCTATGCATCGAGCCATTGTATCAGCTTGAGATTTCGTCATATTCCAGCCCTGCGAATTCTACCTCTCCTAAAAACGGCAATACCTTTTCTTTAGCCATCTTTAGCAACTCAGCAACTTGCTCTTCAGTGAGGTGTGGCTCACAAAGCTTGGCGTGTTCGTAAGTATATTCCGCGAGATCGCCGATAGCTCCCTGTGCCGCATCCATTTGTTCTTCTGGATATTTATCAAAATCATCATCTGAGCAGTCTATATAGACTCCGTTGTAACGAGTAGCAAGAACTAGGTGTAGCATATTTATCTCCGAAAAAAAATCCTCCCGGTTAAGGGAGGATACGGCAGTTTTGGGACTTGCCGTGGGTCACCAAGGAGACAGTCTGGGGACTGTCTTTTCGATTGGAGCTGTCTCTCCAGCAGTCATACGTTACTTTATTGTTTTCTCGTATACTAACAGGGGACGCCGCGGCTTGGCACGGTGTCCTCCACCAGCCTATTCTCTGTAACCGATGAGAAGTGGCAAGATCTTCGGGAGCTGCTTTAACGTCTGCTCAGGACTTATAAGAGGGGCAGTTTAAAGACATACCCCACGGTCTACTAAGACCCAACCTCACCCGGAGAGGCAGAAGGAGAGCTTAGATTCAATAATAGGGGCAGTTTAGAGACATGCCCCAGGTCAGAGTCAAGTAGTCATCTACCAGACCGTTGGTCCAGTTTATCGACTTGGTGGTCCTTTCCGTAACATTCAGCTGATATCCCTACGGAGCTAGTCACGCAGGGGTAATCTACTGTTGGCCGGTACGGTAGCCTTGCTGTAGTAAAAGAAATAGTGGGCCGTTTATAGACTACTGCCCAGGTCTCCCCTAAGTCTCTGTCTGAGAGCTTAAAGTAAGCTAGTTTTGAGACATAGCTAAGTCTACCAAGGTTGACACCGCCGTAATCTGATACGAGGTGACACCCCGCATCAGCGGGCAGTGGCCTCGATTCTTACGCGGCGGCTTTCTCGCTACCTTCGGCGGCTTTCTCAGCCTCCTTCTCGGCAGCCTTGCGCTTGCGGTACTCTTCAAGAGCTGCCTGCGCCTTCGGATTCACCTGACGCTTCTCGATACCAGCCTCGTACGCCTGAATGAGCGCGTCCTTGTTGGTCATGATCCAAGTCACAAGCCCGTCGTTGTTCTCGGTGGCGGCAAGCAGCGTGTTACGGGCTGCAGTGCTCTTCTCCTCCTCGGTCATCCGGGTGACGGACGGCCAACGGAAGGAGTCCTTGACGGCCTGAATGTTATCGACGAAGAAGGAAGCTTTGTGGTCTCCCTGGAGCTTCTCGACAACATAGTCAACGGCCTTGACGAACTTGTTCTTCTCCGACTTCGTGACACGACGGATCGTGCCCTGCTCGAAGGCGACCTCGACGGTCTCCTGATTCTCGATCAGCCAATCGGCCAGATCTTCTTTACCCTTCACCAGCGGCATCAGCGCAGCCTTGATCTTCGGCCGGCGGAGGTGATTCATTGCATCCGCTTTGTTATCGAACTTCTTGCCATCCGGCGTCTCAAATACTTGCTTGATTTGTTCCATGCTTTCCTCTTGAAATTGCTGTTTAATCGTTAACAGCAGACGTACTACAAGTGATCTTTCAGGGTTAATTCAACGGGGTCGCGGCACCCGCCTACACGACGTTGCGCTGCTACGCTGTCAGGTTGGGCGCAGGTGACTCCGTTTGGCCAGGGTCGGAGCGAGACCGTCACCGGAATCGCCCACGCCCCTAGGCCCGCTTTTCTTCGCGTATTTTCATCGCCTCACGTTCCTGCCTCCTTGAGATACAACTTGCACAGACAAACTTCCTGCGAATGCGTTTATATACTACAAATACGCCATTCACAGCCCAGAGCGTGCAGCTAGTACAATATCTTTTGTAAACGTTTTCAGACGCTGGCGAGAACATGGTTCCTCGGGACTTTAAAGCCGGAAGCATTTCGATGACCGCCCCCACCGTACGCAGAGGCTATTTGCGATACATCCATACCCTCGGGTGTGGATCTAAGGCTGAACACCCTATTGGTGTCGGTATCATAGTATGTTGCCGCGAAGGGAAACCCCTTAGCTAAACGAGTCGCTCCTTCACTTGCATACATATATGGTAGATTCGCTACCGGAACCACGTGACCCCCTATATCCATCATTCTGACCACTTGGCCGAGTAACTCTTCTAGGTCTTTTTCAAACTTCCTAAGAATCGCCCAACCCTCCATTATTAGAGTATTTATCGGGCATTCTTTCATTAGATACTCGTACTTTTCAAAATCATATGTATGCGCGAATAGAGCCATTGCAACAGCGTCACAGTTCGGGAGCTTTTTGGTCCACAGGTCCCTGTCTTGTACGTATTTCAAAAGCTCGGGAGGCTCCATCCGTCCGTTCAAAAACTCCCAGGCCAGCATAGCTCCGCTCTTGTCGACATCGTATATCAGCTTGAAATTCGCGTGTATGATGTTAGATAGACGCTCAAAGGCCGTCTTGTGGTGGTCTATCACACAAACGTACTTGGCCTCGTCGATTATCGACATAGTCAGGTCCGCCGGGTACGAGAAATCCACCATGTACACGATTCTACCAGAGAAGTCGGGAAGCTCCCCTACGTTGTAGCTCCCTGGGAAGTACTCCACCGTGTCCTTGAACCTGTCCCAAAAACACCAGGCAGCGGAGAAACCATCCACGCAATTCTTGTGGTACACAACCAGCGGTTTACGATTTCCCATACTTGTTATCCAATGCTCTCTTCAGTTCTTCAGCTGTGTGGATCCATGCTTCGGGATGTATCATCGAGTTCTTCATTTGCTGTTTTATTTCATCTCTATTCTCCAGTACTTGGTCCGCGTACTTCTCCAGGGCGGTTATGACCATCATCTGCATCATCGCCCCGTTGGATGAGAACTCCATCAGTCTCCTGACGAACTCTGTATTCGTCTCGATATCAGCCATCACGCTTTCCTGATAAGATCCATCTCATTTGGGAAGGCTCGACCGACGTAGAACCCGTCTCTGGTGTATTTATGGACTCTCTTCTTCTCGTCGATGCCTATTAATGGATACTTTTCGTTGGGCACCGTTTGTTCCATGACGTACACCATCTTGTTGTTCCTGGTGATGTACGTTGCATTTATCTCAATCATTCGAAGATCTCGTCGATTATTTTAGCTAGATAGACATCATCGATGCGTTCTTTGTCAGAGGCTTGTAGAGCTCCTAGCAGCTGGCTCATATAGGCTGCATCGACACCTATGAGCTGGTCCTTCAGCACGTTGAAGTTGTTCAGATCCAGCTTTGAGAGCTGCATTATTATTTTCAGGGTCTGCCCAGCTGTTATCCGCCAACCTCTCTGGATGAATTTCCGTATCCTGAACACAGACGCGACTGGATACAGAGAACCCTTGTAGATTAATGCCTTAGATAGTATGGATTGAAGAGCCTCATGCGGCGTAGACAGCTCATCGGCAGCTAGATCGTAGTAACACATGCAGTGGACGAAGTCATAGTTATCGTGTATCTCACTGGGCTGCCCGTAGAACCTCGTTACAAGCTGAATCTTCCCGGACAACGTTATTGCGTTCTCTGTGAAGAATATCGGCTTGTACTTAAGCTCCTTGTCCCGCAGATCTAAAGCTATCTCCTGGGCAAAGCGCATTGGGTCTGCTTCTATGTTGGCTATAATGGTATCTGAGGCAGAATCGTTCTCTATCTCTCCCTCCATACCCTCTCCGGGATTTTCAGACGATAGTGAGCTGACGAAATCATCTACTTCGCCATCCGTTCTACCCTCGAAATAGTGGTAGGCCGATTGTCCTTCAGAAGCCACCCCTGCAGACTGCATCCATACTACTACACGCTCTTCCCAGGCTCCGCGGATGTTTTGTCTGCTGATTGTTTTGACGACCGGATTACAGCCTTTGGAGGCAGTAGTAGCGAGACGCCCCTCACTGGCATTGAAGACTTTGACGTAGTACTCTGCAACAGCAATGGCAGCTTCTTTTGTCCTGAAGTAGATGTCGTAGTCATTAATCTTCTCATCTAGTAACATCGATGTTATACAGCCGCCGGAAACTATAGCATTCTCTCTGATTACCGCCTTTAGACCGTCATCAGTTATCGTTGCAATCCAGCCGTCTAACTTTTTCCTTATCACCTTCTTTATGGTACTATGCTTCATACCGGGCATCTGTGGCTCCTATCCTGATTTACAGCCCATCCTATGATATCCTCGTATCTCCCGATGACTTCGGGTGGTACAGCGAGGTAATAGTATGGGGCCGTGTATTGCCATGCGTTCAGTACTTCGTCACCAATCTTCGCTCTAGATATTCCTTGACTTATCTCCAACTCCCAGTCACCGTTAACTACCTGTCCACTCTTAAGTTGATTACCAACGAACTTAACTTTATCCAGAAGCAGATAGGGCTGATCATCAACAAAGAGGACTATCTTCATTTACATATCCAGTAGACTCCTGAAGCCTATCGCCCTAGGGAATCGGGGTTTTTCTTTCACCCCGTGCGTGAAGTGCCTAAACTTAAGAATTTTTCCAAGAAAATTATCTCTGTCATCCCAGATTTTCTTCCTTGATGCATGGTCGAAAGCACCAGGCGCGACTGTGATTTCTTGTCCTCGAAAGGTAACAATGAATTTACCCAGAGTTCCAGCGGGGACCATCCCTTCCTTGGATGTAGATCTTTCCGCATAACCAAGCGCATCTCTTTTTTGCTCATTTGTATTTGTCATCGCTTCTTCAAAGCCGATGATAGTAGCCTCGTCGTCTTGGAATCTCTTTAGCTTGTAGATAATACCTTCTTTCCAAGTGGCCCGCCCCTGCTTGTATATACCTACCGGGCTTCTCAAAATCAACCCCTCGAAACCAAGGGCTAAAACCCTCTCCTCGTATGCTAGGAGAGATTCCTCGTCGTCGACCTCAACCTGTTCAACCAGAATAACATTCTCAGGGCGAGGATCACCGAGCGTAGAATCAAGGAGCTTAAAACGCTCATGGAACGGTAAGGAAAGCGCGTCTGGATGTGTGTAATCGAATACGAAGAACTTGATATCTCCTGGCTTATCCTCAGACATGACAAATGATTGTGTCCGATTGTAAACTCCAGGGTCGTTCGGCTGCCCTTCGACGAGCTCACCGTCACAATGCTCATACCTTTTAAACTCCTCCTGAACTTGATACGAAGGAAGAAGTTTGAAGGTTCTAGACATGGTGTACCCACTCTTTACTGTACAGCGGATCCCGTCGTACTTAGGAGAGCACATCAATGGGTACTGAAGCTCTTTAAAGAAGTTTGGATATGACAGCGGATCTTGTTGAGGGCACAATAACGGTTTAAACATCTTCCGATTCTTCTGTTTGATCTGTTTTAGGGACCCAGTGTGTTATTGTATCCTTCAAGAGATACAGTGTATGTGCAATTAAAGCTTTGTTATCGAAAGGAACGTACTCTTCAACGATCTGCCAGTTGCTGAAATATGCCCAGTCAGGCGATGCAGCCTGTGGATTTCTGAACCACTGGATATTCTTGCTCCTCCTGCCGTCTAGCTTAAGAAAGTTCCCGTGGTTGACCTTCCCGTATCTCACGCTCCTGACCCACACTCTCAAATGATCTTTATGCCAGTGCATGTGTGGTTCATCTGCGGGTACTGGTTTTTCTTCAGATACACTGAGCACTACGTTGATAAAATCACCGCTGTCCGTACTCCTGATCAGATCACCTGGGACTGGATATCTATCTTGCTTTACTGCACAAAACCTATGTCTCATTCGGACACCTCATTTAATAGGGCATGCTCCTGATGCACATTCATCTGCAGCATCAAAAGAAGCTTCGTCAACCTGCTCGATAACCGTCGTCTTTGCAACAAGTTCCTCATACTGTTCTTTGGTAATCTCCTCGTAGGGCGCTTGTAAGAAGCCGTGATCGGAATGGAGTAGGAAAGATAGTGATTTATAGTTGTTCCGGTAGTGTTTGTGAAGGTAGTCTTTAATCGTAGGAATCTCTTCTTTCCTGTAATAAACGGTACACGAGACACTGTTATCAGACCACTTCTCTTGGAGTCTTTTAATCTCTCTGAGCTGATCGAGCGCAGACATGTCGTTAGCCAGTCGCGTTCCCTCTGGATAACAAAACGGGAAAGTGACGACAACCGTATTGTAGTCTTCCGAGCCATCGAAGTTCTTGACATACTCAATAGGATAGCCCGCCTTTCTGCAAGTCTCCGTGAGCGGATGATTTGACGCAATCCTTATCCTCCTATACATATACTGCGCATATGCTGGATGTATTCCAGGTGTAACACCAGGCAACAGCGATAGTGTCCCGGACGGCTTGACTGTTGTCAGCTTTATGCTAGGATTGAAACCGTGTCTTACGGAGTATCGTACATCGAAGTCTCTCAGATAATTGTAGCCCTCGTCCATCCACGAATTCTGCTCTTTCGTGGCCTGTAGTATACCTGTGAGACCTATGCCCATCCGCATGTTCTTGTGAACTATTTCCTCCGTCTCCGGATGGTGCGACGGAAGGGTAAGGCTGTGTTTGTTGATTCTGTAGAGCAGCTCCAAGATGTCTAAGAACTCTTCTTTGGACTCCACGTTCGGTAGGAAGACCTCTGCGAGGCAGCATGTTTCATATGGTGCAAGCGATTGTTCTGCGCATGGATTAAAGCCCATAACTTCAGGATCAGGATATTCTTCCTCTCCAAGCCTACCGATACGTCTAGATAGACGAAGATTGATAAGCCCGTAGGGCTCTCCCTTACCCTCATAACCATGCCAGAAGTAATCGTGGAGGTCACGCAAGTCATCACAAGCGACTGAGTTGTTGGACATGGCTCTCCATGAAGGAATATTGCCAATGTCCCATCTCTTCGCAAGTAGGTATTCAATATCATCTGGGTCACCTATAGCTATCTGAGCTGAGCGGCGAACGTTTCCAGCCACTATTATGTGACCAATGATATTCATTATGTCCAAAGCATCTATAGGACGTATTCTCTTTCCTCTGCGCTTTTCAAGGATTTCGCTAATCTTTCCAATTCCCCAACATAAATCCTCTGGACCTGAAGCAACTCCTCCAAATCCCTTAATTGGCGACCCCTTACCCCTGATAACCTGGGTAGAGTATGTAAAAGTTCCCTTTGATGTAGAATCAGAGAGAAATGCTGACTTAAGAGTTTTTCCAAGGAACTTAACCCATCCCTCTCGGGAATCGGGAATAACGAAATCTGCTCCGCCATGATCAACCCTCGTCGGTGCTGAAAACCAGTCTCTGACAACGGGAATCTTGTTCACGAATTGACGTTGTATATTGTAACCAACGCCGGAGCCCAATGCGAGCATATCCATAGCCCAACAGAACGGGCGGACAGGGTGATCCACCACCGTAAACGCACAGTTCTGTAGCGAAGCCAGGCCGAGTTTGTCTACGGTCTTTGTGCCTAGTTGCCACCAGAATCTACCGGCAACAGAGCACTTTAGTTTAAGGAAGTATTCAGTAAGTCTTTCTTCTTCTTCTGCGGTAAAACCAACATTCAATTGATCTCTACAAGCATCTAGGACCCGCTCGACAGTGTCTGGGAATTCTTCAGTAAGATTCGTACCTTCTATAGGCCGCGCGTAAGTTCGTTTGTACGTAAGATAGCCTACAGTGCTCCAAGGAGTCTGAATCCTTTGTTGCATGTTATCCTTCTACTCTTATGAAATCTTCCTTGATGAACCCGTCATCGATCCTTAACCTACCTGTGTCATAATCATAAATAGCTCCTTGAACGATACCCGTAAGCCCCGTGTACCTGGACTTGAGGACTGACACCTTTATGGTGTTCCTCTCGGTCTCTGAGACAGCCGACATGTTTCTAGTGAAGGCTATTATATCGAAGGAGATTTGCTTGATTGAGCCAGAACCTCTAATATCGTCAAGGGAGGGCAACCTACCCTCCTCGAAAGACTTGCCGGTATTCGGGGTTTTGCGCAGATGCGACACAAGGCCGATCCATAGCGGATGCCTTTTTACCAACCTGAGCAGATCATTCATTACTTTGTCCTGGGCCTCATTGCCTGTCAATCCGTCGGCGCCCTCGGAAACAAGAATCGTTATGTGATCTATGTAGATGTATTTACAGCCTGACAAGCACATGTATTCCAGCTTATCGACTATACTGTCATCATTCATGGAACCTTGATGGTCCAGTAGGATTATCCTGTCTTCCTCGAATAACTTATCGAAGCCGACTTTTAGCTCATCGATTGGTATGATCTCTTTGGCCGGGTTTCTATTCAACTCCATTCCAGACAATTTCCTAGCCGTCTCTGCGGGAGCCTCCTCCAGAGATATTACGCCGATTTTGTCTTCTTTTGGTATCTGTTTGATGGTCCAGATCATGTCTTCGCGCAACATGGTAGATTTGCCAGCACCTGTTCCGGAGATAAACAGAGCTATTTCACCAAGACGCTTGCCCTTCACCTTCTCGTTTACTCCGCCGAGACACGGGGGATATGGCATGGACGGTATGTTATTATAGGATACCAACTGTTCCCAGAGATCCTCTTTGGTAATTATACCGCTTGGCACGTACTTCGCGGCATCGTAAATGCACTGTAAAACATTCTGAAAGCCGTGCTTTACAAGGATTTCATTCGCGTCCTTCTCTTGTCCTTTCGCTATCTTTATCTTATCTATTCCAATGTATTTTATGGCATCATTTAGGGCCTTCTCTCCGGCAGAATCATTGTCAAGGAATAGAATAACCTCTTGAAAGGATCTGACCCAATCTCTGTTCTCTAGAATGGATTTGGTTGCTGTTGAAGAAGACAACGAGACAACTGGGTAAAATTTCTTGTACTTATCATAGTAGGCCTGCGCTACCGACAGCGTATCAACCTCTCCCTCGGTTATTACTAGACGCTTGCCTCCACCGTTAAACAGATGTTGACCAAATAGGTTCTTGGAATTACCAACCCACGAGAATGTCTTAGGCAGCCTCCTTACCTTGTAGGCTTTCCCGGAATCGTATGGGTAGTAGTGAGCACCTATCTCCCCTGTGTCCTCATCGTACGACACCTTGACACCATAGAAATCACACACAGCTTTCTCTACGTGCCTATCCTTGAAGCCTCTTGTCGGGAGCTCTTTTATCTCGCTTAAGCTTAGCTGAGTTTTTATCACGTACTTTGGCTCCGGTTCTTTGTCAGGAGTCAAATCCTCACCATCCTGGGGAGGGAATCTCGTCCTACAGCTGAAACAAAAAGAATCACCGCCCTCGTAAACTTGTCTCGCATCGTGCGAGTTGCATTTAGGACAAGGACGATTCTTTTGAATTATCTTCCCCATCTTTCTTCCTTGTCGGCCACGAGTGCACAACCAACATCGTCAAGAAAAGCAGGTAACTGATGCCGATGAGATTGTAATTTTGAAAACCCTCATTGGCGGTTTCCACAAACATCTGTACAGCGCCTAGTATAGCGACGACGTAGCAAGCAACAAACGTAATTATTGTAAGACCACCCTTAGCCATCCAAACTCTCCCAATTTATACACATATGCAACCTGTTCTTGTGTCTCTCCGTTATCCTTTCCTTTACCGGCCAAGACACCTTTTCGATAAGCCTATTGTAAAAGGTATCATTTGTTGGCGCTTCGACGTAGCACAAGGACCACGTCTCAGAGTACGACAGCGTCCCTTTTGTGCGGTACTCCTCAAGGCAGACGAACTCAAATTCGCTCTTTGGCCTGTGCTTGAACATCTCTTTCAAGACAGGAGACGACGAGCAGTACTTTCTCCAGTCAGACTCCTTACCGCGGTTCAACTGGCCCATACCGTAGAACAATTTCTTACCGAGGTACAGCCTACGTAGGTAATTATCTCTTATGACGTATATGAAACCTACGTACGACACACCGGCTTCCGTGTTACCCATCTGCTCCGGAAATTTCCAGTGGCCGTTGTCAAAGCCCCTAACGTAGGGTGTCGCTGATACGAGGTCAGACAGATCACCCTCAAACTTCATTCAAGCTCCTTCACAATCGACCAATCACTTATGGCAAAATAGTCGTTGCAGTGCCGCTTAAGGTATATCATCTTACCATTGCTGAGGAGATAACATTTCCACTCGTCTCCATATTTGCTGATGTAAGCGGCCACAACAGCCTCTTGAAACTCCTCGTCAGTCTTGCATCCAACCAACAGTTCCTTAGCCGTAACAGGACCGACTCGCGGTATACCCGGAACGTTGTCTGTGGGATCACCCTTCAGCAGCTGCTCGTAGAAGTTCCTTCTAGCCTCCTCTTCGGAGACTTCTAGGAATCTTTCCTTCCCCCGCTGCATTATGTAGTGTTGCCCTGGTATGCATAGCAGGTCCTTGTCGATAGAACATATTATGTAGTCCTCACCGGCTGCTCTGGCTTCCTCGGCCCAAATCCTTATGAAATCATCTGCCTCACAGCCATCCGCTGGTATCGCCATCTCTTCCAGGATGGCTAACTCCCTTATAGCCGGAACAAAATTATTCATATTGCGAGGGTCATGGTGCCTGTTCATCTTGTATTCAGGATAGAGATCCTTCCGAAAATTCCCAAGACCTTTCACAGCCATTAAATAGTCGTTGCAAAAGACGGTGCCTAGCAAGTGGTCATGCTGCCTCTTGAAATTTTCCCAGCATTGCATTAAATATTCTTTATCCTCCTCGATAGTAAACTCTATTGGTAGTCTCTTCCCTTCGGTGTCCAGTCTGACGGTATTGACGGCCGTACCGTCGCTGGACTTGACTACCTTCTTCTCCCACCTGGATTCACAGGCGTTGTAAGCAAGAACATCACCGTCTATTATTGCTATTGTCATCTTAGTGTATTTCGTACCAGTTGTTTCCTATCTTCGCACCGCCGTCCATTATGTCTACGCCGAAGAGCCTAGGACCGTCTGCAAAAGCCTGCTTGCCGATTGCCGCTGCCTGCTCTGCATATTCCTCAGGGACCATAAAATCTGCCTCATCATGATACATGATGAGTGGTATGTATGGAATTCCCGCTTCTTTGAGACGATCCATAATGAGCATGACGGCGGCCGTGCAGGTGATCTTCTCGAAGGCCTGTAGGAGGTATACGAGTA